TCGTCTATAAGTTCCTCGGCTTCATCCAATATCCAAGTGGTTACACCTTGCAAAGATTTTAAATTCGCTGTTTGGTCTCCGCTGGAGGTTTTGATTCCTTTAAAAATTATTTCGCTTCCAGATTGTGTATTTACGATTTCGGACTTCTTAACTTCAAAAGCGTGATTCAATTCTAATAAATCTATTTTCTCTTGAAATTCTGGAATGATAGACAAATGCGCACTTGTCATCGTTTGCCTTGTAAAAAGGATTTTATGCCCCGCTTCAAACGATAAGAGGCTGGCAAATCTGCCAACCTCAAAGGACTTACCAGAGCCTCTACCACCTGTTAAAACGAAGTAGCGTGTTTTGTTTCCTAATCTATTCCAATGCTTCGGATGTTTCTGTATCATATAATTTTGTTATATCAAAGCTTGAAACTGAAACGTTATTGTCAATAGTTTGTTTTGGCATACCAAAGCGATAACTTAACCATAGTTTGATAGCGTTTACATCATTTTCTAATACTTTTTGATACAAAGCTCTCCAAACATTTTCAGGAACTGTTATTGCATCCATTGTTTCAATTAAAGATAATACTTCATCTTTTTTTAAACGTCCTGAATTGGGTCTTGCTCCACCGTGTTTTTTTACTTCCATTTTGAAAAATTTTGAAATCCAAGTTTTACCTGCATATCGTTGCTCCAATTTTATAATCAACCATACTACCTACACCAATGATCTGTCCGTTACATTCGTAAGTATAAGCGTAGTTCTTAATCTTATCACTTAACATTCTTTTGGTTTTAATCTTGCCACATCCGCAATCAACAGTAACTGTCTCGGGTGTGCAACTCATCAAGGTTGCAATTGCTAAAATGCTAGATAGTTTTTTCATAAGTTCCATAAATTATATCAAGTTTATCAATCATATTAATCAGTGGCTTCGGGCTACAACTTGCACACGGGAACCACACGGGGCGATTGAATACCGAAGCGTAAAGTTCACAAACAAAATTAACCTGTTCTTTTGATAAAGTTACTGTTTTAATCTTTGTAAATTGTTCCCACTGGTTGTATTCATGTTCCGTGAAACATCTGGCCTTAGTTCGATAAGGGAATAGGTTATTAAGATATTCTTTGCGTTTATCACAACCGCAATCTTTGCCATCTACAAATATATCCAAGCCTGTAGCTTTTATTACTTTTTCGATTGTATCGCCAAGTCCTTTTGATTTTCTTTTTGCCATTTTAATTTTTCCTTTTTAATTGTGTGGTGTACAAAATTATAATTAGTATTTAAAACCTTGCCAATCTCTCGCACTGACATCGTTTCATTCATTTCTATATACTCCTTTGCCACCCAATACACATTATCAACTATTTTCTTTTCTTGATCATCCAACTCAAACGGTGCATCGCTTGTGAAATTGTCGTTTAAATCGGTTGACTTATTATTCTTTAATTCCTGTAAAAATAAGTTTTTAATAGTGATAATTACATAAAAATCATTTATTTCTTTATTGCAATTGTTCAAAGCTAAATACATATCGTTAACCAAGTCGTCTGCTAACATTTTATTGTTACAGATTTTTAAGGCGATTTTCCGCCAGTATGTATCTTTCTTTGCTAACTGTTCAAGCATTTATTTTTTAAAAAAACCTCCCCAACAGGGTCTCAGTATATTGAGGAGGTAAAATTAATTAATTATGAAACAGTTACAAATTTAATGATTTTTATTTCACTTTAACAAATCGTCAAGCCAATTTGCAGTGTTTTTTGTTCCAAGCGTTTTAAACTCATTTACGGCATCTAAATAACAATTATCTATCCAAGTATGTAATTTAGCTTTTAATTGCGTACCGTCCTTAAAAACGTGCTCAGATGTGTTTTTATGTGTTTTTTTGTAGTTGTTGACTTTGTCTTGTAGTTTCATAATGTTTTTTTTTCATTTAGTGGTTTAATCAATTAAACTAGTTTAGTGGTTTAGTAGTTTAGTCCCCTTTATAAGGGGTACTAAACCACCTAGTTTAATCAGGCTTTTAAACTAGTTTAAACCAGTTAGTTTTTCTTACAAAAAGTTGTTTTCAAATTCTCCTAAAAAGTAACGGCTTTGTCCTGCATCTCCGCTTTTCAAAATCCATTTATTATCAATGAACTTCGTTAATAGTTTCTTTGCCATATTATCGCCTATATTTTCTTTAAATTGTTTTTCAAATTCAAGGCAAATCTGTTGCACCATTTCACCGTAACGGTATGATTTCACTTCGCCACTAACTTTACTAAATGCAGCCGTTAATATTTGGAATAATTGATAGTCTGGTTTATCCATCTTTGGTGCTTTTTTGCCAGTCATTTTAAAAATAGAAACATCCTCGTTTTGAATTTCTGGCATACCATCCTCAAGGATTGAAAACTGAAAAGCATCAGGCTTTCTATTTCTGGAAGCTAAAGATTGAACAATACGATTACAATCATTTTCTTTATCAATTGAAACCCCTATAACTATTTCGCTTTTATCTTGTAATTTCGTGCCTAAATGTCCTTTCATTTTAGTCTGAATATCATTCGGGTTTTGGTGGATTACGTTACAAATGTGGCAGTTGTTTTCAGTCGCCCAAATTCGCAAATTAGTTACAAGTTCATCGGCTTCTTTAAGATTGTTTGTATCAAGTGCCAAATCTGATATACCATCCAATACAACAAAATCGGGTTTGTTTAGATAAATTAAGTGCTTCACATATTCAAGCCTCGTTGGTGTAGAAACGGCATCAAATTGGTACACATCCATTCTATCAAGTTCTTTTTCTCCATCATACCCAAGCATCTTTTTGATTTGCATTAATCCAAGTTTAACGTGGTATTTTGATTGTTCGGTGTCAATGTACAAGATTTTATCTTTACCTTTTGGTAGCTCACTTAATAATCTATTTTGAAAAATACCCCTTTTTAAAATGGCAGACAAAATCAATTTTATTAAAAAAGTTTTACCAACTTTTGCCTGTGCAGTAACGCAACTAATATTCTCCCGTGTCATTACCATACGTTTGTTTTCTCCGTTTACATCACAAATAGACAATACTATTTCTGGCATAGGTATTTCATCTGTAATTTTAACTTTAAACTTTTCAATTTGTGTAAAATCAAAAACTACTTCCGTTTCTTGTAACATTACTATTGGTTCATACATAACTCTTAAAGTTTTTAATTGACAAATTAATCGAGTTTTCAATATTGTATTTCAAGGATTCAGTATCCCAGTTGTTGCCACATTTCGCAAACTCCAAAGCATTCAATCCGGGTAACTTGTTCTTGTATCTTTCGTGGATTTCTTCCAACTCGGTTGCTGTTTTATTTTTTAAAAACGGATCAAGTATTTTTTTTCTGTTAAAATAATTTTGTAGTTCCATTCGACGAAGTGACATCTGCAGTTTTTCAATTGCCATCGGCTCGGATAGTATTCTATTAATTTCTTTATTTGCCATTTCTATATCGGTATAGTACGCTAACAATTCCGTTAAAGTGAAAGTATAGAGCTTAGCAAATAATAAATTTTCTTGTACCGTTTCCTGCTCCGATAATTTAAGATTTCTTATGATTTCATTAAAAGCATCAACATCATTTTGGTTTGGTTTATTGCCTTTTGATATTGTAAAAGACAATCGCCTTACGGCTTCTTTGAGTATCATAATAGTTTAATGTGAGTTAGTTCGCTAATTTTCCAAGTGTGCCATTTCAATCTTGCATCAAGAGTTGGTCTTGTAATGCCTATTTCTTTTGCCGTATCGTCTTTTGAAGTTTTTGCAATCCTTTTCAATACCTTTTGAGTTGCTTCGTATTTTGTCATAGTGTAAATTTTTTTACATTAAAGTTGCTAAAAATACCCCGCTATTCTAGTAACGGGGTTTTGAATATAATAATTAAAAGCCGTTTACAAACTTACAAAAAACTTTTTATAAAATTGTCGTACCAAATTAAAAAACCATCAAAATCTTTCACGATTGTATAAACACCTCCCATATTTTCTAATTTTTGCTGGAAGTCTTTTTGTCTTTCAGATTGATAATCGTTACCAAATTTAACCTCAATTTCAACAGATACTGGAATTAATCGACCTTTAAAATTAACCATTATTTTAGCAATAATATCAGCCCTGCCAACTTCATCCCGTGAAGCTCCCCATTGAATAGAACCTATTTGCCTTTTTCTGCCTAAAACATCCGTAACGATTTCCCTTTTGTCAATCATTGTCCCGGTCGTGTGTTGCCTTACGGCGTGGTGTCCGTTGTAAGTTAAGAAGTTAATAATACAATTTTCTAACTTCGTGGAATTGCTATCACAAAAAACAATCTTTGGTATTCCGATTTCTGGAACATTCGGGTATTTATTTTGAAACCATTTTAAATGGTCTGATTCAATTCTTTGTTTGTTTGTTTTGTTCATAATTTCTTGTTTTAAAAAATGGCGGATAAAATTAATTACCCGCCTTTTTTATTACCATTTTAGAAGGGAAGATCATCCTCTTCTGGATTAATAGGCTCGGCAATATGAGTAGTTCCTGCATTGTCGCTTGTCAATCCTGCAAAGTTTTTGATATTGCCTAAAATCGGCAATTTAATTTCATTGGCTTTATCTTTACCAAGTGTTTTATAAGTCTCAGTATCTAATTTTTGAGCTATAAAACCATTTTGACCGTATTGGTCGATTTCATCTTTAACAACTACATTGCAATTAATGTAAACCGAACCATCTTTTTCGGTTAAATAATTGGCATCAATTGGAATTAAGATGCATTTTGCACCTTTTTTAGTGGTAATAATTGCGCTTTGTAATTTTGTCAAAGCGATTGATCCTGCATAATTTTTTTGATTACTCATTGTTGTTTGATTTTAATATTAAAAATTGAGCCTCTTGCTCGGTTGTTACTTTGTATTTTGATTTTATTTGTTCAATAGTAGCATTTACTTTTGCTGCTTTTTCTAAAACTTCAAAAGTGGCGTTTGGTTTTGGTTGTACTGCTTTTTGTCCGTCATCGTCTGCGCTTCCAATTCCGCAAATAGAACTTAAAGAATAACGCCTTGCATAACTTATCCCGCTTCCATAAGCCTGAGCATCGTTTTGTTTGTTACAAAATATTTCTGCCAGACTTTCAAACGTTTCTCCGCTTTCGTGCATTAAAACTGTTTTAACATAATTTTTACCATCAATATTAACCAATGGTTGTAAAAGTACAATTCCGTTGTTATTTAGCGCTGGAACTACTGCAGATAGTACGTCGTTTAAATCAGCATACTTGTTTTTAAAAAATGGGTTTACACTTCCTTTTTTTGGTGCTACCATTTCTAATTGCGCTTTGACTAAGGCAGTTGCTATTTCTTTCATAATAATTAATTTATATTTGTAAAGTAAACATTTTCTCGAACTCCTCTTCGGTTATTCAATATGCCCTCAAAGACTTTCAAATATTGAACTACAGAAGCCATTTCATTTATTAAAAATTGCTTTTCTAATAAAGTATTTAAGTTCTTTTCAGATATATTCTTGGCAAAGATAGATTGAATAGCCACGGCAAAGTTTTTAGAATAATTAAATTTTAGCAATTCAAAATTTTTCAATGTTTCAGCTACTTTATCAGCGTCTTTTAATTTTAAAATATCTTCTCCTTTTCTAATTTGTTTTGTTTTTGATGGCCCAAAAAATACAACAATTGCATTTGACATTGTCAGGTTGTATTTTTCTTTAAATGCTAAAAGTTCCACATAACAACTAACGCCCTCAGTTGCATACGAACGAATATAATCAGCCAACTCCCAAGCGGACGATACTATATTCAAACTTCTCATATATTCGTTTGAATTATTTTTAGCAAATGCATAATTAATTTCTTCGCCTAATTCTCTACAAGCTAAGAAACGGTGTTGACCATCAATTATTAAAAAGTTTTCATCTACTAAAACTGGGTAATTTTCATCATAACCAAATTTTACAAAATTAGCTTTTAGCTGCGTTACTTTTTGTCTTGAAATTCCTCTATTTTCTTTTTTGAAAGAGAAAAGTTCATAATTTGTTGTTTTCATAATTAATAATTTAAAAACCCTGATAAAATCCTTTGGGTCAGCAAAGGCATATCAGGGCTTGAAATAATTTTTCGTTTCAATACCTGACCGTATTGTTTGGCAAATATACTAAATATATTTAATAATTGCAATTAAAGTTTCACCATCGTGAAGTATATTGACGTCTTTAATTTCTTTACATTCCTTTTTAAAACGTTTTATTTTTTTATTTATTTTGCATTCAAATTTATACAAATTTTGATTAAAATTTTTCACTACTATTTCTACTTTCATAATTTTAAAATTTAATTTTCACACTACTTTTTTTCGGAGAAATTGAAACTTTCGGCACTTGGTTTCCATAAGCATCAAACGTATCTTGTTTCTGTGCCATTTTCAGCTGTTCGGTACGAGCGTCTAAATCCGCTTTAATCGTTGCCCATATCTCATCGTCTGCATAATTTACGGTATTGCCACCATTTACTGGCGAAAATTCAACTCCTAAAATAACCTGCTTTTCAGCGTCGATAATATGGCTTCTAAACTTTGCCATCGCACTTGAAACAACTTGCTCTAAACGAGCTAAATTCGCCCCTAATTGCATAATATCGCAACTACCATCATCCAGTACGGATTGGATTAGTTGCTCTCCAGTTTTAACAGCATCTTTTTTAGTAAAAGTGCTGTCATACATAGCAGTCATTTCTGCGGCTCTCATCTCAAAAAATTGTAATTTGCTCATAATTTAGTTTTTTAATTGGTACAAACTTAAAAAATATATATACACTTTGTATATTATTTAACTTTTTATTAACTAAAACAGTTTTTGTTGTGCCACGTGGTTATTAATTCTCTGCATTGCTTTGTCGAAGTATTCACGGTCAAGTTCACAAGCTGTTAAATCAAAACCGTAATCGTGACAAGCTATTGCAATACTTCCAGAACCTAAATGTGTGTCAAGGATTTTGTCGTTTGGTTTAGCGTAATTTTGTAATAAAAATTTATATAATTTTTGAGGTTTTTGTGTTGGATGAAAAACTTTATCAATTCCTTTTGCCATAAATCCTTTATCTAGTCCATGACATCTTGAAAACGTTTTAATTGAATAATCAAATGAAGTGTAAATTAACTCATTATTTACGCTAGTCATACCTTCACCTTGTTTATCCCAAACTACCCAACCTCTACTTACTGGCAATTTTTCAGCAAAATAATTTCCGCCGCAAACAATTTGATTTTTTGAAACCCTTAATAACTCACACCAATAATCATTTTCAGGTCTAAATTTATCCCATCTTTTTTCATTATATAATTGTGCGAATTTATTACCTTTATTTAAACTGCTCACAGTACTAATTTTACTATCAATCCCATAAGGCGGGTCTACAATAGCAAGGTCGAAATGATTATCTTCATACCTTGCCATTAACTCCATATTATCCTCGTTAGTTATAGTCATCATACCAATCTATAATCACATTCATAACCCCGGGACAACATCGCAAAAAGAGTATTACGGTGCATACCGTTGGCCACTGCACATTGTGTAATATTCTTAAACTTTTCGCCGGTACTTATTTTCATCACTTCTTTTGTTTTGCCTTTTTTACAATATTGGATTGGATCGGATTTTTCAATCCTTGCAATTTCCGCCCAGTCGTCTTTGTCAAACTTATTAAATTGTTTCCCCCAAAGTTTATGTCCCTGGTCTTTTCTTAAAATGTCGATTGTTTCGTATAGTGATTTCATTTTTGTAGTTGTTTAATTAGTTCGTCTTTTTTAATTATACCATTTTCGTAATGGCAAATGATTTGATATTTTTCGATTATTTCATTGTATAAAATTCGCACATTTTCTGGCAAATTATTCTTTTCGTAAATCGTCGGCTTCATAATTTTTTCCCGCAAGTTTGACAATGTTCTATTTGAAATTTTAAAAAGAAGTGCTCTTTTTCTAATTCGTTGTACCTTTTAATATCTGCAAAATACCTCGAAGCTTGTTGCAAATTAATTCTATCGTTATTAAATTGTAACCGTTCCATTTTCTTTTCAATTGATTTTAGTTTTTGTTTCGGTGTCATAATGTTTTTTTGTATATTTCTAATAATTCTTTATAATCTTTAATAAGACATAGATACGAGTCATATTTTTCTGCTTTACAAATCATCCAATCCGAAAATCCAATAGCTAATTCATCTTGCTGTTTCTTTTCTTTTTCTAATAGCCTTATAGCTTCATCGTAGACAAATCTTAAAAGCGTGTTTGAAATTTCACTTTCATTTCTTTTTTGTTTGATTATTTCAATCATTTCTTGTATTGCTGTCATAATGTTTTTTTGTAAATTTCTAATATTCTTTTCGCCTCTCCGTCTTTTAATGCAATCATAAATAAATTATTATGATAAAATTCCAAAACTTCAATAGCAAACTTCTCTGCTATTTCCGCACATTGCTCTTTCGTTTCTTCAATTTCATTTCTGCCTAAATCGTGGCGCATTATTGGATTGTCGAATTTATCTTTTAGTTTCATTTTTGTAAATTTTTAATAGTTCACTTGTTTTTCCTTTTGAGTGTTCATTTTTCCAAAAATGCACACCTTCAATTGATTCATTGTATAATACATAATGATTTCTTGCCAACCACTCCGCAAAAAACCCTTGCTGTTTTTTTTCCATTTCTTTTGCTTGTTCAATGTGGTTCTTAAAATCTGGAGTACAATTCTCAATTCCTCCAAAATGCTTATCTACTAACCACTCTACTGCTGTTTTCATAATTTCTCAAATATTCGTCGCACAAAATACCCTCTCGCAATTGAAACGATAAAGAATACGGCTGTTATTATTAAATTTTGTGTAAACGATACTGGTATTCCCAATATCGGATATAGTACCACTTGAAGCACTATTGAAGTTGCAAGCCCGATGATTGTTTGAACGGTGCTCTCAACTAAAGATTTTTGTTTTGATTGTTTCATTTTTAAAATGGCGTTTTAATTTGTTTAGGCATTAATTCTTTGTACTCTTTTTTAATTTTTTCTTTGATTGCTTCACGAATAAAATGCCCTACATCAACATTGTAAGACTTCATTTTTTTTAACGTTTCGTGTTGTGTTTGACTTATTCTTATAACCTTTGTTTTTGTTAGTATTTTTGCCATAATGTAATACATTTATAAGCGTTAGCGATTAGTTATATTCCAGCTTCGAGCAACTTTGTAACCAAAGCTACTCTGATAATATTTCTACTTCATCAGTTGGTAAAACAAAAGTTCTACTACCATTTTCATAATAAATAGCTGTGTGTTGTGGTATTAATTCATCAATCATAACAGTAACAACAATTCCCATTTCTCCATAAAGAAGTTCTATTTTATCACCTCTTTTTAATTCACTTACTAATTTTTTCATAATTATTTAATTTTTAAGTTATTCCAAGTAAAAGTTCCATCACCTGTTTTAGTAAACTCTATAAATAAATCTTTACTATTAGGAACTCCGTCAAATGGCTTTATAATTTCATTCAAATTTTTTGGTCTTATTTCAAACTTATAGCAAAGTTGACATTGAACTTCGCAGGGTTCTTTTTTCACATCTAATTGATATGCTTCGCAATATTTATTGTAAGTCATAATTATTTAGTTGTTTTTTTTTATAAAAGCATCATAACTGTCATTACCATCTAATTTGCTATTTTCTTTTAAGCCTTCTTGTTTTTTCCAATAGCCATACTTTTCGATTAACCTGATTGCTTGACAATCATTTTTGCACAATAACAAAAACTTTATTGACTCTAATAATTCTATTTCTTCCATATTTTTATTGATTAATTTACCCAATATCTCCTTGCCCTCCAAACTTCAAATGCATATTAGCAACTCTTTCTACCATTTCTAAACCTGATTTATACATTCTTTTATATTCTCTTTTCTTTTTGAAATTGTACCATTTCTCATTATCGTACTTCTCCTTATATTCTAAGGTTATTTTCATATAATCGTCTGCTAATTTATTGTAATCCATAATTAATTATTTTTCGTTCATTTTAGATTTTAAAAACACTTTTCTATTGTGTACTAATGAATGTAATTTATGAGCTAGTAATTCGGCTTGATAAATATCTAAATCTAAATAAATATCACAGTCTTGGTCACTACTTGAATCTCGACTTATCAGTAAAGAGATATGACGTGAACAGCTTTCTTCTTCGATATAAGGATAAATAGTTAAATCTATGTTAGTTCCTCCTTTATTTATTTTCTCTAAAACATCATCTTGCGTGATGTTAATTAAACTATTAATCGTAGTGAATTTCATAATTTTATATTTATTTAGTTATTAAAAAAAAGCCGAGAATATAACAATCACTACAAGCTAGTTGCCGAAGCATTGGAATAAATAGGCAACCAGCGTGTAGTTTTAACGTTATGCGAGATGCTACCCGTAGACAACGACACCATTTTCTTTCCCAAGTTCAAAAGTTTCTAACCATAAATCATATTGGTCTAAAACATAATCTCCTAAATCTT